ACGAGAGGAGTTCCTAAAATTGCGTAAGATCAAGATGAACTACTACCAAATGATGGACGTCCTAGCAATGCATCTGGAGAGTATTGGTGAGATACGTTCAGACGAACACGTCGAGATTACTCCTCTCGTCAAGACAGGAGAGATGATTACAGTATACGTCCACAAGAATAAAGATGTCTAAAGAGGAGGCAGAAGATGCGTTATTTTTACCACACACAGGAATTACAGGGAACATAGAGTATGGCAAGAAAACCGAGAGATTACAAAAAAGAGTACGCAGACTACCAAGGAAAACCAGAACAGATAAAGAGAAGGGCGGAGAGGAATAAGGATCGCAAGGCTGCGGAGAAACGTGTAGGTAAAGCTGCATTGAAGGGTAAAGAAGTAGATCATATCAATGCACCACGAAAAGGTAGTCTAAAGAAAGCAAAGACGCAGATTATTTCTAAAGCAGCCAACCGCCGTAAACAACCGTCTAGAGGAGGTAGCAAGTAATAGAAAAGTATAAACACAAAATCTTCAGGAATCAACTCGCTGAAACTACGTTCAATAACAAGTACCGACACCAAGGTGCTGAGACGTGGGAGGAGCTTAGTCATACGCTAGTCCATCAGGTAATGGGACCGTACTGCTCTCGTGAGCAAGTATCTCAGATGACTGATTACATGACTCGTATGTTGTTCATTCCAGGTGGACGCTACCTGTACTATGCTGGACGTGAAGCTCCGTACTTCAATAATTGTTATCTTCTGAAGTCTGAAGACGACAGTCGAGAAGACTGGGCTGAGCTTAGCAAGAAAGCAGAACTATGTCTTATGACTGGTGGTGGTATCGGAAATGATTACAGTATTTACCGTCCTTCAGGGAGTGTTATTTCTAGGACTGGTGGGCTCGCTAGTGGTCCTATTCCTAAAATGGAAATGGTCAATTCCATTGGGGCCAAGGTTATGCAAGGTGGAACTAGACGTTCTGCCATATACGCTTCCCTTAATTGGCGTCATTCTGATATACCTCAGTTTCTATCTGTAAAGGATTGGGACAATACACCAGTAGGTACGAGTGGCCTGAGCTATGGTGATGTCAAGAAACAGGACTTTAACTTTCCTGCTCCTCTTGATATGACCAATATCTCAGTCAACTACGATACAGAATGGTTGTTGAACTACTATAAGACAGGAGATGTCTCTGAAGTATTCCTTCGCAATACAGAAATGGCTCTTAAGAATGGGGAGCCAGGCTTTAGCTTCAATTTCTTCGATAAAGAAAATGAAACTCTTAGAAATGCATGTACCGAAGTGGTTAGCTCTGATGACAGTGACGTCTGCAATCTTGGTAGTATTAATCTCAGTCGCATTTCCAATATCGCAGAGCTATCTTCAGTTGTTGAGCTTAGTACCTTGTTTCTTCTTTGCGGCACTCTTGTTGCTCATTTGCCTTATGCTAAGGTGGGAGAAGTAAGAGAGAAGAACCGTCGCCTTGGTCTAGGATTGATGGGAGTCCACGAATGGCTAGTCCAACGTAATAAGAGGTACGAAGTAGATGAAGAGTTCAAACAGTGGCTATCAGTCTATAGAGGATGCTCGGACTCAAGCTCTGTTTACTATAGCCAAAAGCTCAATATATCGAAGCCAGTGGCTAATAGAGCTATTGCCCCAACAGGAACGATTGGAATGCTTGCGGGCACTACTACTGGTATTGAACCTATATACGCTGTCGCCTATAAGCGACGGTATCTTACAGGGGGATCAAGGTGGAAGTACCAGTACCACGTAGACCACATTGCACAGGAGATGATTGAGAGATATGGAACAAACCCAGACAGTATTGAGTCTGCTAGTGATCTTTCTAGCGATCTCGAACGTCGCCTTAGTTTTCAGTCTATGGTCCAGTCGTATGTCGACATGGCGATCTCTTCAACTGTTAACATCCCAAGTTGGACACCAGAGGCAACTACTCCAGAGGCTGTTAAGTCTGTCGCACAGACAATTGCACGATACGCGCCGGGTCTTAGAGGTCTTACATTCTACCCGGACGGTGCTCGCGGGGGGCAACCGCTTAACTCCGTCCCGTATGCAGAGGCTGTTGAACGACTTGGAGAAGAGTTTGAAGAGTCAGGAGTAGAGTACAATGACATCTGTTCTATAAGCAACCGAGGAGGCTTTTGTGGAAGCTAGAGCATGGGCGGCTACACCTGAGACAGATAAAGAGTGTGCACAGTTACTTCGTCAAGTAGGTGGTGGTCATTACAAAGACTTGAAGATACAGCCTATTGAGTACATCCTAGCTAATAAGCTTGGGTGGTGTGAAGGGAACTGTATCAAGTACGTCACACGGTATAGTATTAAGGGAGGTAAAGAGGACATTGAAAAAGCTATTCACTATCTACAAATACTTCTGGAGCAACTAGATGGGTGACTGCAAAGAAGATGCGAATCATTGGATGGACTACGAATACCAAACTAACTACCAGAAGGTCCGAGAGTTCCGACAGCACTTTCCTTCTAAGATTGATAATATAGAAGACCAGTTCGATCTAATAGTAGAAGAATATATTGAACTTCATGATGAGCTATTTGATGGAGCAGGTTGGAAAGACATTGATAAACAAAAGGCCGCTAAAGAACTTTCCGATCTTTTGTACGTTTGTTATGATCTAGCTATCTATCTTGGTATTGACATCGACAGGGTATTTGATGAAGTCCATAAGAGTAACATGAGCAAGCTAGGAGAAGACGGTAAACCTGTCTACCGAGAAGATGGTAAGGTACTCAAGGGTCCTAACTACCAACCTCCTAAACTAGATTGGATTACAAAGTGAGATTTATGGAATGGGCACCTGATGGTGCTAGAGACGCTAACCTATGGGGTTTCTACTTCATAGAGATTAAACCTCTCTTCTCTATTGTTCTTCTTCGTTTCAAAGATGTTGAGACTACCCCTGAAGCTTTCCATACTCATGCCTTCAATGCTTGGACTATTTGGCTGTCAGGAGCAGTTCTAGAAGAAGACGTAGATGGGAACTCTCGTAGTTTCTTTCGAGGAGACACTAAGTATACTCCACGATCTAAGTTCCATCGTATAACTGCAATGCTACCTACATGGGCATTGTGCTTCCGAGGGCCTTGGGCAGATAAGTGGAAAGAGTCCCGACAAGGTAAGCAACGCACACTAACACACGGAAGAAAAGAAGTTGAGGGATAAATACACACACGCTTATTCAGGCTTTGAGACACAATCTCAAGCTGAGTTCTGGCTAGAAGAAGCTGAAATGCTTTGGAAGAAAGGACAACCAGATTGGAAGGATTGGCAGATGACTAGTACAGTCCTTCGTCAGAATGGTATTATCTCTGCTGAGTTTACTGCTGAGTATAGTCCACAACAATAAGTTTACCGACCAGCCTTGAGAACTAAAATCGTATGCTTGGAACAAAAGAGGCGAAGGTAAAATCTAGGGTGAAACGCACTAGTAATAGTTGCGTATAGGCTGGGTATTTCAAGTAGCCCGTCAAATGACTAGTCTGGTCTTGAAGCAAGGACTGGCCCCTAGATACAAGAAAGGCCCCTAGGAGAAATCTTAGGGGCCTTTTCTTACTCTATAGTAGGTAGTCTACTTCTTCTCAGTAGCGCCTCTCTTCTTATTCTCTTCTGTGACAGCCTTAGCCATTTCTTCGTTCAGGTCTACAATAGCTTGCTTCATCTGAGTCAACATGCTCCCCTGCTTCTTCTGGTCTTGAACAGGAATACCATCGAAGAGGTTCTCGATATAAGGAGCAATAGTCTCTCCATCTTTAGAGACAGCATAGTCAAGTAGGGAGATATAAGCGTTCATGTTATTGACTGCCATCAACACATTTCTGTAATTGTTATACTCGACAGCGTTGTTAGCATAGCCAACAGGGTTGGTCAGCGGATTACTCTTTAGAAGGACTTTAGCACCAGCACCATCAATACTAAACTGCTTACCGTCCCACTTGATAAACGTAGTGTCAGTTCCTGTCTGGCCTTTTATGATGTCAGACTTCAACGGGACAGCAATACCATTGAACTGGTTGAGGGACCATGAAAGATACTGCCCCCACATCTCTGTTCCGTACATCTTGTCAGTCATTTGCTTACTGGCAAGCATACCAAACATACCCATAGGATCAGTACTAGCAAACTCTTCAATGAAGTTCTGGGACTCAGGGTCAGCGAAGAGGTTCCTCATCATCTGAGCAGCTTTCTCTGGATCGTTACTTGGATTCGTTACGAGTTTAACGCGCTCTTCCAGAGCTTTCTTAGTCTGAATAGGAGGTAGACCAGCATTAGTAAATGCTGTAATTAGCTCTGCTGTTCCCTTGTCTGAAGCAAGGAAGTTAGCAAAGATTTGTTCCTGAAGCATCTGACGTTGGTAAGCAGCACCGTTAACTGGCTTGCCATCCTTGCCTGTAAAAGACATAGCTTGGAAAGCACCGTTAACTAAGTCCATATCAAAGCCTAGCGTCTTCATGCTAGCAATCTTAGCTTGTATCTTGCCGTATACAGGATCAGCAAGGATGTTGTACGTCGCATCAGCAGAGATAGCAGCAGCTTGACGGGCAGTCGCACCAAAGATACCGTACTGTTCATTGAACATACTGTCTTTGTAAATCTGAAGCTCGCCTAGTGCAATATTCTCAATATCCTGTCGTTGCTTCTCTGTCGTCAAAGTGACAGCATACGGCTCATTAGGATCAGTCAACTTCTGGCGGACAGTCAGGCGTACTTGGTTCTCTAAATTAGCATACAAGCCTTCTAGCTGTGCTTTTTCTTCAGGAGTTACGGTAGCACCACCAGGACCTTTAGGATCACTCGAAGATACTCTAGCATTCTCGAAGTCGCGCCAGACAGGATTGCCTTTGGCGTTGAACAAAGAACGAGTGATCTGGGAGACCTCTAGTCCTGCTACTCGTTGAGACTGTTCGACAGTAGCGTCATTAGTCGCGTTGTCTAACTCTAGTTTAGCTTTAGATGTCGTGATTGTATGCTCGATGCTTTTTTGAGCGGAGACAGCCATCAACATAGCTGAGTAGTTATAATCATTAGGATTGAACTTAGACCCTGTATACGCTTCGTACTGAGCAAGGACGTTGGGATTGGAGATAAACTCCATCTCTTTTTCAAGGAAGTTCATCTTCCTCTTAGTCATGTCATCAGCGTTTCTGTTCTCAGCGTCTACTTGCTTTAGGAGTTCATCACGGACTTGATTGGCTGTAGACACACCCTGAGCATTAGCGAGAGCGTTATCAATAAGATCACCATACCCTGAACCAAAGGTCCTGCGCATCTCTTTAGCTGTCTTGTCTAATCTGACTTTAAACTCAAGATCAGTCATCACACCTTGGTCAAGAGCATTCTTGTATTGGTCGAGTTTACCTAGACTAGCTTTCAATCCCTCAGGGACTTGAACAGGCTCAGTAGGCTTACTATTTACAATGTTGTCAACACCAGCATTAGCTGCTAGTGAAATCTGTGTACGCTTAGTCTCCGCGTACGACTTAATGCCCGTGTCCACAGTCTCAGCAAATCCTTTGAACAGATTACCGATGACTTTATTGCTCTGATAACCTTGACTAGCGTTCAGCCAGTTAGTATTAGGGGCTTGAGGTGTCTCTGGGTTAAATTCAGCCATTGTAATTCCTTATGAAACGTAACTAGTTTTCTTTTTAGAATAGGGAGGTCTAGGCAACGCTTGTGGTTGCTTAATCTTTTTATTCCGAGTATAATCCAAATCCATACTAAAACCTTTATCCAAAGGATAACGGTCTACACCAGTACGGATACGTCTACCATTAGAATCTTTTTCCTGAATACTTGATTTTGGCATTATTGAATCCTTTGCTTTTCACGATTAATACGTTGCTCTTCAGAACCTTTACGAGAGAAAGATTTGGAGACAGCATCTTTGAGTTCTTTTTGATTGAAGATTTCTCCCCACAGTTTACTTCGTTCAGACTGGTTATCAATTAACTGCATGTACGCTTCAATCC